ATGGTACAAGCAGTAAAAGCAGTGATGGACGCCCGAGACAAGATAGACTCCGCTCGCTTTCATCTCATCAATGCGAAGTACAAAGAGAATGCCGACGAAGCAACTCTGGCCGCACTCCGAATAAAGGTAAATGAAGCCTATGCCGCTTATGAGGCTTTGGGGAAGGAATAATGGATACGCCAGAGTTCATCGCATTCCTCAAAACGTGATTAAAACCCCCTCCCAAGATACTGGATTATAAGGCTATACGAAGAGCCCGTAGGCGTCATTTGATTGGGAGCCAACCAGATGGCAACCGTAGCTGAACTAAAAGAAAGATTTGTAGCTTATTTCAAGTATTGCGAGGGTCCTGCTTGCTTCTATTGTGGGCAGCCGGCAGCGACGATAGATCATGTTCCTCCTCGATCGGTAAGAAGACTGATGCGATCTGATCCAAAGGCTTTCGGTAAATATTCATTCCATGAAGTCGATTGCTGTACGGAGTGTAACTGTCTTTTAGGTAAGAAGTTCTGGACATTAGTGGAACGTAAAGCCTATATAGCAAAGACTTTACCGAGAAGATATGCTTATTTCTTGAAGTTTCCAGATTGGAGTGACGAGGAAATCAAGGGACATCCCTTTGAGCGCGACATAAAACTGTCCTTGGAAATACGCCGGATAACCAAGCTAAGGATGAAATGGGCAGGCAGTAAGACAAGAATACCAAGGATCTCTAATAACGAACTCGATTCCTGCTATAAGAAAGTAGACCTAATCCCTTTGGTTTGTGATGTTTGTGGGAAGCCATTTAAGGGGTATAGATCAAACAAGAGATGCTCAGGAACTTGTATAAGAGTAGCCGGTCTAATCAATGCATGGGCAGGTCAGCCTGGTAGAAGGGGGATGTATCCTACATTCAAAAAACGCCGGTCTGCGTATCTCGCTAGGATGGGTCAAAACACGGGTTCCCAGCCTTGTAGAGCCACGATCTCTGAAAAGACGACCCAGAAGTCATACGTGTCGTCTATCCACCCAGAAACGCCTAAAATCCCTACTTTTTATGCTGAGGTGTTCCTTCCTAGGCATTTCTGTGAGCATATAAACAGCACGAGAACCAGATGTTCAGATCCTACGGAAACTATGATTGATGGGCATTATGTCTGTGAAAAGCATAAGTCCAATCCCTGCTTCATTTAGAGGACTTGCTCATTTCTGCTAAGTCCTTTGTTTTCAGTGGAGGTGGGCAAAGCAAGCCTCCTACTACCATCCTGCCGTAAAATGGCTGAAATCGTCTCTAATAGCGTCCCAGACCATACACACAAAGATGCCCCACTCTCTTTACGAGGGTGGGGCTTCTTTGCTGTCCAAAATATCCTGCTGACGCCGTTCGGCCGCATTAGTAGGACATCGTCTTTATACTTGGGTCTTCGGCCGGGTCAGCTCATAGCGGATAACCGCCAGATCCTGATTGCCTGCGGTCGTCACTTCGGTCAACTTCTCGATACCTTTTGCAGTTCTTTCCATCGACTCCGCCAGGTGGGCGAGATGATTGGTCTGGATGGTCTCCAGAACTTTCTTGTTTGCTTCGGTTGTTATAAGCACAGCGTCCTGCTTCTTTCGGTCTTCTTCTCGCTCTTTCTTGTCGTTGGCACGAGCGGCAGCAACAACCCAAATAAGGGCTCCTACACCTCCGATGATGAAGATGTTGAAAAGCAATAGAAGGGTGTGGCCGACTTCTGGTTGAGTTGCTGCTTGGAATAACATATGGGTTCCTTGGAAATGCCTTTGGCTAAGACAGCCGAAGGTGTATAATGGGATTTAGAAAGGTTGGAGGATCAAATGTGGGTACTGGTTCTTATAGGATTGTTCTTGCTTTATATGTGGATATGCAGCACAGATCGTCACTATCACGACTGAGCTTATTCCCCGCCTAGGATGTGCCGCAGTATTTCCTTGCCGCCAATCACACCACCAGCAACACCACCAGCAACAGGGACAGCAATCTTTGCTACCTTTTTAGCCACATCGGCCAGGTTCCGAGCACGCTCGGCTTGATAAGAGAGTCTTGCTTGGATCTCATTGCCGAGGTGAGGGAACTTCTTTTCAAGTATGTCCTGAAGCTTGATGGCACGAGAGATCTCTTTATTGAGGATCTCTGACATAGGTTCAGCTTTGCTGACCAAGTCACGCAATGTAGAACGTGCTTTGAGATAGGCTTCTTGTCTCACCTTTTGGACTGTATCCAAAGTGTCAGGTGAGGCGAAGTTATGGATCTCATCATCGATTATGCGAATAAGGTTATTCACAGCAGCTGGGTGCGTTGGGTGGTCTCCTAGACCTGTATCCTCAACGATGCGGTCGTGGACATCGTGAATAGCCTCCACGAGCTTCTGCTTATTGCCGCTGACACCGTGTTCAATCCTTTGGGTTATGTCATAGAATGCACTGGTTAGGGCACTCTTGGCATCCACAACACTGCCTTCGGACTTCTGGAGGATCTCATCCAGTCCTTTATTCCACTCTTCAAGTTGTGCTTCCACGTCGGGCTTGATGAGCTTCAGTTCGTTCTCGATGGTGGAGAATGAGGCTTTCTTGTCGAAGAACTCCATTGCCTTCCCGACAACATCCCCGTCAGCCTTGGGACCCAGGGCTTTCTTTATCTCATCCACTATGCCTGCTTCCTTGGTCAGCTTCGAAGGCAGGACGAGCTCTTTCAGTCGGGCAGCATCGCCAGGAATCTCGGCAAGCTTGCCTGGCACTTCCGGTGCCTTCTCAATCGTTCTGGCCAATGCAACATCAGCCGCTGTCTTGCCGAGAGGAGTTGCCAAGTCTCCACCCTTACGGCTGCCTTCTGCAAACTCAGCAATACGATTGCCTTCGCCTGGCGGAGTTACACCAACCAGCTCGTTGGAATGACCAATCGCAGCACCTGTATCCGCCAAAGCATCACGGTACTTCCCTTCGTGGAAGTCGTGTATGGCAGCGAGCAGGCTATTAGCTGTCTCTCTGAACTCTTCTGGCTTGGCCTTGAAGGTGCTTTCAGCAGCCTCCACGACGTGCTTGGCAAGCCGATAGACAGGAAGTCCATCAGGACCCCCAACGATGTTGATGATGTGTTCCTTGGCGTCTTTAGGCTCTTCAGCAAAGGCGTGATATACTCCCTTTGCCATATCGACAAGAGGCTCTATGCCTTCCTGATAGACACCTGAAGCGAAGCGAGACACAACTCCAGGACGTTCTGGAGTGACTACATCTCCATAGCCAGCAGGCGGTTGGACATTAGGTGCTGATTCAGCAGCTACTTCAGTAGCCGTGTTGGGCTGTACGATATCCCCATAGCCTGGAGGGGCTTGGATTTGAGGTGTGTTTCCCATTTACTTCCCCTTGATTATATCGCCTGTCTCGTTGAACCAAGTAATACCATCGTCAGACATAGCACTGCCATTTGGTCCGCCGGCAGTGTGATATTTGAAATCTGATTTGTTTGCGTGAAGCTTGGCAGCATCCCCTCGGGTTGCGGGACCTTGTCCTGCTTGCCACTTACGATCGGCTTCCTCTTCTGCTGCCAAGGTGCTGGGCTGGCCATTGATGTCCATTACCTTCATCTTGCTGCGATCGGCCTTGGAGTCAGTAGGAATCTGCTGTTCAATGGCGGATATAGTCTTGTGGCGTGCCTCAACCTTGAGGATTCCGACCACCTTGGACATTGCGGCCGCAGTATCCTTGTCGATCTTGCCCGTTCCACCTTTGACGAAGTATTCGATAGTTCTTTGTGCTACGCTGGCAGGCACTCCGGCTTCAACGAGCTGCTTGTTCAAGCGGGCAAGTCCTGCCTGGTTATTGATGCCCATAGCGAGCATCGTGGGAGCCAAGGAAGCAGACACATTCCCGACATCAGCACCTTCTCTGATGACAGACTGTGCGGCGTCAAGTTGGGTCAGGACGTTGTTGTAACTTCCCTTCCCTCCTGTCTTGGGATCTCCTGCGACGATAAGGTTCACGTTCTCATTCTGTTTCTTGGTCAAGCCTCCGCCTTCGCCGGCTTCGGCTCTTGCCTTCTCGGCTTCAGCTCTTGCTCTTTCAGCTTCGGCTCTCTGGAGGTCGTTCTTGATTAGAGAGTCTCGGAGATCCATACGCTGCTTGTTCTCGGCCGTGAGTTGCTTGTCCATATCCCCGACCGTCTGGCCGTGCATAGTTTGAGGATCCCCCTCCACGATCCTGTCTTGTCCCGTCTTGGGATCGGTTTCAACGTGGATGTTGGGGTGGATAGTGTAGTCGGGAGCGATGGAGTTGACGGTGGAGAGCTCATAAACATCCACTCCGCCATCGGGATTGGGAAGCAAACGAGCCTTCCCCACCATCACATCGTGAGCGATGTCTTTATTGTTGGTCAGGAAGCGTTGCATAGCTGCCTGGGTAGATTCGCCCTGGTTGGCGTCAAAGTGAAGAGTGGGAGAGCCATAAGCGTCTCTGATCGTCTTCACGTTGGACATAATCGCTTCATCGGCATCTGACACGGACTTGCGTGTATCTGCCTGGAGCTTGGTCAGAAGATAAGGCTCTTCCAACTTTGCGTGGGCGACTTCCTGTGCGATCTGGAGACTGCGGGCATTGTTCATCCCGATCTCTGCCATTGAACGGGCGTGCTCATCGGTAGCCTTGTTGGCTTCGATGCGGTTCTTGAACTGTTGCTGGGCGACTTCAGCACGCTTTGCTTCTGTCTCTTCCGTGACTTCACGCTCTGACTTCACGCCGGCACCGAAGGCTTCACCGAAACCCTGCCCTCTCTTGACTGATTCCAAGCCGTGGAGTGCTCCGCCAAGCATATTGGCCATAAGGGCACCGAAGTCTCCCTTGGTTGTGGGAGTGAAGGCTGGAGTGGCATTGATGAAGTTGCCTTGGGCATCTGTTCCAACTTGCGGGCCTTGACGGCCACGGGCAAAGCCCTGACCGAAGGTTTCCTTCGCAGGTTGTGGCGGATTAGGATTCACAGGACCCACAGGCTGACCTGGTATTGGCGGAGCCCCACCAAGAGTGGTAGCAAGGGTGTCAGCACCCAGATCGGGAGCTTCGCCAGCCGGAGGATTGTTCACCGGCACGACAGGAGCAGTGTTATTTGTCCAGCTTGGACCGAGTTGTGTATTCATTTTATTCACCGAGGAAAAAGCCGAGGGGTGTGAGTTCGCTCACTTCTTCAAATCCCTTTATGTGTTTCAGGAAACGGAGCACTGGCAAGCAAGGAGAAGTCCCAGCATAACCATAACAACCAATCAGATCCTTCAATGTGCTCTGGGGAGTCAACTTCGAGTTGGACTTGCCAGAGCATTTGATTTCTAGATCCATTACACCAGCATCCAAGCCAGAAGATACCGACTTGAAAACTCGATAGCCGTGCTCATCCTTCTCGTGTCGTACACTGAAGCACTTCAGGAGAAGAGGGTTCTTGATCTTGAAAGCCAGACTCAAGGGATCGTCAAATCCGCCATTCATTTTAGAGATTGCTAACGCCAACGCTATGATTCTGTCAGCCATAAATCACCTTTTACCAACCGAAGTCGCCTGATCCAATATTCGAGACTACTGTCCCAAGTCCGCCAGTCAAACCACCTACGACGGATTGAGTGACTCCGCCCAGGATAGAGCCAAGGATGTTGGTGCGTTCGCTATCCACCTGCTGAATAGCAGAGGTAGCGTTCTTGCCGGCTCCTGTGGCAGCATTGGATTCACCGATGGGATTGAGGATCTGTTGTTCCCCAGTGATGGCAGAAGATGCCTGCTCAAAGTTGGCTTGGCCTTGTTCAAAGCCAGCAACCTTTTCATTCTGGAGGGCCGTGGCTTCAGCCTGGCCGCCGAGCACATTCTGAATAGCAAGTAGTTGCTCTTCTGCTCCCGTGGGCAGGTTGGTCTTTCCGCCACCGGATTGAGCGAGACCCAGCTCGGTCGCATTCGTAGCCGCAGCCGTAGCGTTGGCAGATGTGTTGATAATCTCACCACGCAGGGCAGCATCCTCGGCCGGAGAGAAGCCATACTGATTAGGACCAGCTTGGAAGATAGGACCCCAAGTAGCTATCAGTTCGTTATAAGCAGACTGCGACTCTGCATAGGTTTGACTTGCCTGTTGCGTCACTTCATTGAAATAAGTGGTCTGGGCAGCCTCGTTTGCTTCGGAAGCAGCAGATGGCCCGCCGTTAGTCCAGGAGGGACCGAGTTGTACGATGTTATTTATCATTGGGTTTCTTCTCTAGGTCATTCAGGTTCAATACGTAGACAGGACGATCAACCTTGCGGTAGTGTCCATTCAGTTCAGCGAACTCTCCCAGTCCGCCCTCTCCACCGATAAAGGCCATTTCCAGAGCTCCTGCTTCTCTCACCCTGTCTTCAAGGACGTGATGAAGGGCTACGAAGCATTCGGCAGCTACTCCGTTGGTCATCTCGGGATTGGGAGCGACGGAATCAAGGATGAGAGCCTCCCGCACAGGGAGGAACATCAAAGGACCAGTCTCATCGAAAGCCACGAAGATCTTGGAGATCTTTATTAGCTCGGGATCAAAGTGATTGATCTCTCTGTTGTCATAGAGCCACTTGACAAAGAGGGGCTTTTCTTCTTCTCGCATCCTGCGAACGTGAACTTGATGATGTGTGTGTGCCATATTATTTACGATGAGCTGCTGACATCGAACCATTTGTGCCCTGAAGCAACCATTGCGTTATTTTACGGGATTTTTCTTCCGCCATTGCAGCTTTGCCTCGTGCAGCTTTTCCACACGGTCGCAGTGAGCCTTGAGCGAGGCGTCCAAGTCGGGGGCGTCCACAGCAGCCGTATGCCACGAGTCTGTCATTGGCTCGCCGCAGCAACGAACGCGATAAGCTACTTGCGTGTCGTTGATTTCCTTGATTTCGACTATTTCTGTTGTGTGTGCCATAGATGTCCTTATTAACCTATCTTGACGTTATGGGCTGTGTGCCCGTTCTCAAGAATGTAGTGCTGGTCTTCTGGGTTGTCGGAGCGGACGTGAAGGTTATAGAGTTTGCCAGCATACTCGCGCGCATCAGTGAAGAGTTCACTTGCTGGAACCCAAAGATCGCCCTGCTTCATCAAATGGTTGCCGGTCACGAACTCAAAGCCGCCCATGTCAAACATCTTGCAGACCACATCATCGTGGACAATCAGGTCTGCGGTATGAGTGCCTGTGACGTTCAGGATTTCTACCACGGCTGGGAGTTCATCAAATCTCTTCCAGCCTTCGGTTGTTTGGATCCGCGTGTTGCCAGAGAAACAGAAGTGAGGTCCACCGCCACCACCGCCACCGCTTCCACCACCTCCACCGGCTGTTGTGATAGCACCAATGGAAATGTAGGAGTCGTTGGAAGTTGTGTTGTATCCAACTGCTGTATAGAGGAATGAGACAGTCCCACCAGTATAGGTAGGATCGCTGAAATAGATGACGTATGTTCCATAAGACCCGGGATTACAGGAGCCGCTGTTGTAGCTCACTGTTCCGAATCCATACTGGATGGTGAAAGCCGCCACATTGATGGTTGTGCTCGTCCCGCTCTGGCTCAGGATTGCTCCGGATGCCGTGTTCGAGCCAGTGTTGCACAGCGGGTTCATCGTGTGGGAGTCAACCACTTTGAGGACGCGAATAGCGTCAAACTCATGCGTCCCGCCACTTGCTCCGAATGAATAACATTCAACAACGCCTACCGTCGCGCCTGAGCCAACGACGCCTTGGGCAGTCAAATAAGACCAGCTCGAAGAGGTACTGGATATACCTGCGTAACCGTCTGTATTTTCCGTGCCGCGCGCCGGCAGGAACCGCAGCAATGCATAAGCTGCGTTCGTCCCATCGGACTTGATGGCACCACTGATCTGATAGATCTCTCCGGGAGTAACGGGGAACGACTGGATCGAAGTAACGCCAGCAGCTTGCGCTGTTGCGACTATCTTCAACGACTGCGAACCAGAGTATTGCGTCGTGGTGTCGTAGGAGAGCGTGCAGCTCGATCCTATGTAGGCGTCGCCGCCAAGCTGCCAGCCCGGAGGCGGCAAGACCGTAGAGCTTGCCTCAAAATCGGAGTTCGTCACCATCACGGGGCTGCCCGAGTTGATCGGGTCCATCACATACACCGAGCCGTTTATGATCGCATCGGCTGAAGTAGGCCCAGCGCAAACCCAGTGCGAGGTTCCAGCGGGAGCGGGCGTCTGCCCGGTTCCCCCCAACTGGCAAACATAGTAATTTCCGCCGTAGGAAACTTCGTTTCCCTGAACATAGGCTGTCCCCGCATTGTATGCGCCCTTGTAGACATACGGGACTCCGCTGCTCAAGCTGCTAAGCGTTACTTTCCCGTAGGTGACGCCATCGGCGATGGAGTCAATGTTCTCGGGGCCGACAAGCTGCCAGTATGTTCCGTTTGGCGGGGCGTTGCCTGTCGTGGCAGCGATACAGGAATAGACGTTGCCGTCTGTGCCGACCGCTTCCATCCCGATTGTATAAGCGATGCCCGCACTGTAGGCTGCCAGAGCGATGGCTGATGTGCCTGTATTGAGCCAGTAAGAAGAGCCAGGAGCAGGCGTGTTTCCCGCTGGCACAGAAGAAATAGCAACCCAGAAGGAGCCATTCTGCGTCACCATTGAGCCGGCCGAATAGACCTGGGAGCTGTTGTAGGCTCCGATGAAGTTCACAGTGGCAGTCAGAAGTTGCCAATAGCCTGTGGTAGAAGTCGGGTTCTCGTTGGTGCTGGCCGCTATGGCAATGTAAAGAGCACCGCTGACAGAGACAGTCTGACCGATTTGATAAGTTAGAGTGCCTGACCAAACTCCCACATAGGATGCGTTGTTTATAGGCATCCAGTAGGTTGCGTTCGGCGGGGTCTCATTCGTGTTGCCGGCGATACAAAGATAGATGGTGCCCGAGAGCGAGACTTCAGCTCCTGCGGTGTAAGCTACCGTGGAACTCCAAGGTCCCGAGAAGCCAAAAACTATGCTCTGGACTACTCCACTCTGTGCTGATGTGGCTGCACTTTCGTTCCCGTAGACATCCACGGAGGTCACGAAATAGTAGTAGGTCAGCGAGCCTTGATTGACGGCATCCTGGAAGACATAGCTGCCCAAAGCTGTCAGGTCTTGAGGGACGGTGCGGATCTTCGTGGAGCCGGCGAACGTGTTGGCGGAAGTGTTCCGATAGACGTTATAGCCAGTGATGATTGTGCCTACAACGCCAGATAGATAATCAAAGGTGAACTGATAGCCGCCAGAATATGCCGTCAGAGAGCCTGAAACAGTGGGAGCCGGAGGAGCAGAAGAGACGCCATTCAGCACGATCGCTGTGGCTGGTGCTCCACTAAAAGGAGCCGAGATGCCAGTAGCATTGAAAGCTACGGCTGTGACGGTGACGGTTTCCCCTGTGGTGTCGGCAAGGAAAGAAACTGGTGATGTCTGGCCGCTGGCCACAAGCACCGGATTAGCGTTGCCGTGATATCCGGATAGCCAAATATCAGCCCCAACTCCCGAGGGATGAGAGAAGGTGACCGAGACCAAGATATACATCACGTTATTGGTCTTGTAGGGCTCCTGGGTGACAACCAGGCCAGAAAGCTGCCCAGGAACACTCGTAGATGTGCTGGTGGGCGTAGAAACAGAAGATGAAGCCGCAATCCCGGGCTTGCCAACCTCTATCGGGGTAATGATAGGCAGAGGTTGAGCTCCGGTACGCTTAACACCAATGAGGGTGTTATCTACCGTGTCTGCCTGGTAGGCAATGTCTGCTGGAAATGTTCCACGATTAGGAAGAGCTGTCATTACTGTTCCTCATTGTCAACCTTCCCACGGATGGTGAAGGAGAGGACTTCATCCTTTGTATTGGCGGCCGCCCCGCTCAAAAGGATCTGCATAAAGCTGCAAAGAGGAGCCTTGCCTTGGGCTACTTCATAACGATAAGAGTTCAAGGTAGTAGAAGCTGCCAGCTGTGGAGGCTCGTTGAGGTAATTTGTGAGAGTCGTGAAGGAGCCAGAGATTTCATTCAGCAATACGCCAACAGTGGGTATTCCGCCAGCCGCATAGCTCTGGACAGAGACACTATCCACATTGGCCAGTGTGCCGGCCGAAGACAGCAGCAAGCAGCCAATCTGGGCACTCCAAGTGTAAGATGTGACGTTATCCACGAAAGAGGTCAGGCTGCGAGCGAGCACAGGACCTGTGACAGTTCCGCCCACGAGAAGTTGATGAACCCCGTAGGAAGTCTCCACAGAAGCGATTGCTCCACATCCGCCAACGATTGTGGCGAACGGAGACCAAACAGGAGTGGCTACTCCATCCGAAGAGTTAGCACCTACTTGGTTCGGATTGCCGCGATACCATCCGGTAGAGCCATCACCGAGCAGGATACAGTTATCTTGTGAGCCGGAGACGTGACGAACGACTTGTGCCTTGGTCGGGTCAACATTCAGTTCAAACGAGTCTCCCACAGGGAAACCAATCTCGAATGTGCCGGAGGAAGGAGCCATCACCAGGAACTGGCGATCGGCCGTATAGAGGTACATATTGGAGCCATCGAGATCCAGGGCTTTGTAGTTGCGTAGTCCGAGGTTGGCGAACAGAGGAGCTGGGAAGAAGGATGCTAGAGTGGTTCCTGTCACTGCCCAGCAGCCGCCCGTCATAAAGACCACCAAGCAGTTCTGCTGTGGCACGATGCGAGTAATAGGCATTGGCAAAGGCAGGACGTTCGATGGCGACCAACATTCAGCACTTACACCATTGAAGGTGATGTTCACGAGCGAAGCGTTGTCTGCTCCAGTGCTGAAATAGAGGTCTTGACCGACAAAACCCCAATAGCGACCAGCCCAGAACTCGATCCCCTTCATTCCTGTCGGGGGCGGGTTGTTCAGCTGCACTATTGGGGCGTAGATTTCCGTGTTAAGTGAGGTATCCTGAAGCACGTCTACATAAGAAGCCGTGCCAGAAGGCGGATTAGAAACTGTGGCCAGGCGGTAGTAATAAGGTCCGCCGTCTGTGTTGCGATAGAAATCGATCAGATCCACAGAAGGATTTGGGGAATAATCAGCTGTAAGAGTTGCTGATTGCCCCACAAGAACGCCACTGTTCGCCGAGATTGGTGAAGCAGAGGAAGAGTTAGATGTCAGGGAAGAACGATAGGCGTAGTACCAAGTATAGCCATTCAGCGGGTTCAGTCCGTTGGGTCCGCCATTTGTCCAAGTGACGTGATTATCGGTTGTTGTGGTGCCTTGGATAACCGCCCATTTCGGGGCTGTAGCTCCGCTCTTATCATCGCCAGTGACACCAGTTACGGTCTGGAGGTTTCCATTGCTGTCCGTGATCGTGTTTGTGAGCGTGTAAGCGTGAGAAGCCTGCCAAGCGTTGCCGTAGGCAGAGAAAAAAAGCGTGGGAGCTGTGACAGGAGCCACAATCCCGATCGGATACAAGCCTTGTGGAAGGTTTGTGGTTGCTTGATAGTTTGTTGCTGTGCCCCCGGGTTCCAACTGGGCATCCCAGACAACATAGTTGCCTGTCGCTGACGGAGTATTGACGCTGAAAGTCAGCGATGTGGAACCAGCACCCGAGGATGCGGTGACGGAATAACGAGCCCAAGCAGCAGAGAGTGTAACGGTCTTGTCTTGTAGGACGCCCGATTGGTCGCTGATTGTCAGGTGGATGGTCGGAGTTCCTGACGGAGCATTGATGTAGATTGAGCCAGTGAAAGTAGTGCTGGCAACCGGGCTATAAGGAGGTGTCTGGGTCTGCGTGAAGTAGCCACTCGTGTTGGAGAAGGCTGCCTGTGAAGCAGTCAGAGTGCCGCTTGGGTCTGTCTGGCCGACTGTGAAGACGACGTTGGATTTCACCCAAATAGCATTCGTGAATGTGTCCGAATAAGTGAGAAGGTTCGGACCTACGAACTTCATCGCATCCACACCATCGTACATATAGAGTGTGTCATTCAGGGTGGCGAAGTTCGTTAGTCCAGAGCCAGCACTCTTCTTCATCAGGATGCCGGCGGAAGTCGGGGTGTAGAGATAGACAGCCGAAGCTGTATCTACAACGAGCTGAAGGGAGGGCGGTGTGTCTTGCTCCCAAGCATAGAAATCGAGAGGTGCGGGGATGCTTGCCGTGCTCCACGCCGGGTTGCCCGGGCGACGTTGAAGCGTCAACTTGTTCGAGATCTCGCAGTTGCTCCCCGCAAGCAGCGTATCCGTCTTGTTGCCAAGAAAGCGTTTGCTGTAGCGGGAGTCAATGGAGATGAACGGAGAACGTTGAGTCGCAAGTCCACCAATGAACTGACCTGTATAGATAGGAGTATACTTCGACTCCTTCTCCGGTCGTCCACCAGCAGATTCGAGGATGGCAGCATCAGGCATTAGTGACCTCCGCTATACCACCAGCAACCACCAGAAGCGGGTTGAGGACCGTCACTCTGGATTGCTTCTGCGGGTGCGAAACCAAACTCTTGCTCTTCTCTGTCCGAGGAGCCGGCCGCACGCTTGATAGCGGCTTGGAACTCTAGGAACTGTTGTGTGAAGTCTGCCTTTCCTGCGTGCTTCGTCAGGTAGGTCAAGAAGCCCTTGCGGATGAGCCAGCTGAACTCATCTGGGATTGGGGCGAATGTCTGTGCCAGTCCAGTAATAGACGGCATCTTTTGCTGATAATCGACACGGATTTGATAGACCGTGCTGCTGTTGGTGGCCATAGCATCCAGACGGAAAGTAACCCCGTTTGGATCCACGACCGTCCAAGTGACGCTGCCATCGGTAAAAGTAGCCCCTGCCACCGCATTTGCGGCCGCACTAGGAGCAGTCAGTCCCGAAGTCCCATAACCAGTAACGACCCAGATGTTCCCATTGACATCCGTGTAGGAGCACACAGGGTTGGTTCCAGGTCCGCCACCATTGGCGACCAGCGGATCTTGATACAGAGTGCTTGCTTGCCAGGTTCCAGTCTGTGCCAGACGATTAGGAATGAAGCAGATCTTGTGGGGAACGTCGCAGATAGAAGTTGGCATCAACATCTTGACGCAGCGAAGCGGAGCCGAAGGCATAGGCTTCGATGTGTTATTGATGTCCCAAACCGTGGCATATTCCAGCCAGCCGACAGAGTTGAAGGACAAGGAAGTCGGATAGTCCTGCTGGTAGGGCTGAAGATTGAAAGGAGTGATGGAATAGCTGTTCCATTTCCACGGGACGCCTTCCGCCATAATCTCTTGTGCCAAGTCGTTGGCAATCTGAAGCGAAGGTGTCGTTTCATACCCGACAAGGCCCAGTGTTTCAACTGTCCAAGGATAAGCACGAGCCCAGTCGATAAGGAGTTGCGGAGTGAGTGTACTTGTAACTGTATTAGCCATTAGACCCTCCCACCGACCTTCTGACTCTGGCGGGCGTTACGCAGGAACTGCTCTAGGAAGATGTTCTTGGCTGCGTCATCCAGACCTGTCTGGAGAGCCATAGCCTGACGCAATCCAAGTTCAAGCTCCTGAAGATATTTGTTGTAATCGAATGTGGCGTACATATGAGCCAGGAAGATACGCTCATAGAGATAGGCGTACTTGTCTGGGATAGGTGCCCAAGTGCTCGTTAGAGCAGACATAAGCGGAGCTGCCTTCTGGTAGGTCACTATTGCGGTATAGACCACATCAGGCAGAGCCATAAAGCGGAAGGTAATGTTCCCAGAGTTGTCATCTACCTGGACGGCTACCTTGGATGGGCGGGCAGCTTGTGTGCTCTGACCAAGAACGGGAGCAATGTCCAGCTCATAGGCCTTTCCATTCGGGTCGGTGATGACGCACTTTTCGATGTATCCCCAATCAGAGACTGCCTTTGTGTAGTCTGTGTGGGTGATGTCCATCGTGATGCTGACCGTGTTTCTGTTCCACGGCCAGACGAAGGGAGCACCAAGCAGGAGTTGATAGGTTAGATTAGCACTGGTGAGTGCCGGCTCGTTCGTGGCCCCATTCCAGTTGGAAAGGACACGGCCGAGACAGAAAGCCGAACACCAAGACAGAGTGTTATTGATTGTTAGGGTGCTGTTTGATGCCATTTATCTACTCCTGGTACTAGGAGGCTAAGAGCCCAAAATGGTGTTTATAACCCCTTATGTTTCAGTAACATTAGAGGGGGTTTTTATCACGCCTGGGATGCTTATCCTTGGGGGTTGCGAGCATGGACGCCAGCACGAGCCATACGGCGGACTGCCTTGGGATCGGCACGGAGCAAAGCCAAATCCTCGGGCTTGCGTGCGTCAAACTGCGACAAGCATTCGCCACAAACTCCCATAATGATGCCGTTGGAATGTTCGTGCCACGAGATGTTCAGGGTGTTGTCATAAGGACGGCGGTGAGGGCAGTTCTTCTTCAACCACTCCTTCTTACGCTGGTCCTTTTCCATCAAGGCACGCAGTTCAGCACGATCCTTTGCTTTCTGTGCTTCTACTGCTGGGTCCTTGTAAGGCTTGCGGCTTTCGAGGATGGCTTCCGCCAACTTCAAAATAGCCTCGGCTTGGGCATTGTTCCCAGCCTTGACTTCCGCAATCACCTTCTGCACATCTGTCTGTTCTACTGCTGGTTTTTCATTACTCATTGTCCTCTCCTACCAATCCAGATATTCTGGAGGATTACTGCAAGTTGTTTCTATAAGCGTGGAGTTGAGCACGATAGTTAGTCGCTGTCTCGTATCCTCCGCTTGGGTCGCCGAACTCATTCAATACTTCTTCTTCTGTCAGCACAGGGCGTCCTGTGTCTTCGTCAGGGGAAATCTGGAGGCGGAGAAGAATGGTTCTATATCCTCTTCTCTGTCCGCAAGGTTCTCCGAACTCATTGACAAGGTTAATCTCGTACTCGGGCATATAGCCCATTTCTATCCAGCCGACGAACTTCACATAGTTGTGGCTGTCGTCGCCTGCCAGCTTGTTCATCACTCGGTAGAGTGAGAGGCGGTCAAGTTGCTCGGCATCGGTAACAATCAAGGAAGGGACTAGCTTCCGAAGCCGGCTAATAAACTCTGAATGGTGCATCACTTTGCCCATTCGTCTTTTGGTATCAAGGAAGATCTCCCATCCATCTGGGATGTGGGAGTCTCTGACCCTATCTAGCTGACTTTGTCGCCACTCGATGTTCTCCTTGTAAGGCATCAGTGGGGCTATTTTGAGAGGGTCGGTCTCATCAGGGAAGTTATCGTCACCGATGAGCTTATTTATCTGTTCGGTCTGCTCGAAGAGCTTGATCTCTTCTGGGGTATATTTGGAACCTTTTACTATGAGGTCGATGGGCATTGTCTCCTTTCTCCCAACAGAAAGTCGGGTGGAGTGGATGGTTGGGCACCCACTCCTCCCACTTAATCGCTTTTAAGGATTTAACGATCGAACCTGAAGGTACTTCTAGGTAGCGGTTAAGCTACGGCTGTTTCGCTCTTGATGCGACGGAACGGCATAGTCGTTCCAGGACGGGGCGTGGCCACAAACTTGAAGTTATAGGACACGGCTCCGGCGATTTCGCCACCAGGATCGAAAGCACTCGGTTCAAACTGGTAGATAGAAGCGTGGAAGTTATTCTGGTCAGGAACATCTTCGAAGCCACCCAATCCGATACTGAAGATTGTGTCTTCAGCAGAGATATAGGTGCACCACGAGGACTTGCCTGTAGTTGGAGAGTTGCTCAGCAACGGGACGTTAGTCGTCGTTACGAAGTCAACACCGGCAACAGGAATAACCTTGTTGGCACGTACCAACCCGGCTTCAATCCACTCTTGACCTTCACGGGTGTGCTTCTCAACATCGAGAACGCCATTATTTGTAATGTCGTTCGCAACGTCGGATAGAACATACGGGTGGATTAGACCACGCATATTCCCACCCTCGAAAGGTAGACCGTTCTTGCCACGGATAGTGGCAACGGCAACGTTGATGACTGCACGGGTCATATAGTTCCCGTCAGCCACCTGTTGGTCGCACGTACCATCAGTTACGATGGCTGCGTCAAAGGACTGTTGAATAAGCGTGTCCACAACGAGGCGGCCACGATATCCAAGCAGCTCGGACAACATTTCGAGCGGTTTCCCAATATCAACCGCTTCGGCGAAGTCGGAAATGTTGGTGTAGTCTACGTACTGACCAAGCACAGCAGTGATGCTAGCTTCAGTCGGCGTGATAGGTGTTCCAACAGTTCCTTCTGATGCCGTACTTGGAGCTGTGTCAGCTGCGTTAGCAACGACACCGCTTGTATACGGGCCGAGGTTAGGTGTATAGATCTGAGTCGTGCGGCCGGACTTCATTGGGATCTGGCGTTCAGATGTGAGATCCTGAAAACCAAGATGGGCAAAGAGAGCACGGACGGCGAGACGGTCATAATACACTGCCTGGGTTGAAGGTAGAGATGAACCGATGACGTATGAAGCAGAGCTATTGCTGTAGTTGGTCCAGGAAGGACCGAACGCAGTATAGTTATTCATATATCACCTGTCTTGCGGAGATACGAGAGTGAAACTCTCGTTTATCTGCGGTTTGCTCGTGCCGTTGTTCGTTCCTGGATAACAATCCGTTTCAGGTCTTTCATCGGCATTTTTCTCAAATCAGCGTCTGAGGGTTTCTTCTGATCTCCAGTCACTCCATCGGCACCCGAAGATGCGTTGGAGGGCTTCAGACCAGACTGCCCCCTCGGTCTCACAGTAGGTTTGCCAGAATCCTCTGACTTCCCTGCTGCCGGCTTGCCGGCCCCATTGGATTGGGGAGAGACCCTTATTTCATTTGCTTCTACATCGGCAAGGTCGAGCAATCCGTCGTCCTTGGCTTCATAGAAGGCAATCTCTAGGTTGCGTGTAGAGCCCATATAGAGCTTACGTGCTTCCAGAATCTTCTTTAGTTCTGCCCAGTTCTCCGGAGTCACTTTGTACTCGGGGTGGGCATCTCGGAAGGCTACCGATGCTTGGATCAACTGAGCCTTTTCGGCTGCATTACGTGTAGCTTCGTCCTTGATGTGCGAGAGGTTGGGAGCCTGTTCAGGCTCTTCTGTCTTCACTCGCTCACGGCGGACAGCTTCCTTCACTCGTAGAGTGGCATTGCCTTTGCCTTCGAGGAGCTTCAACACCAGCTCATCTTTGGTCTTGGCTTTGAATGTCTCTGTTCCGCTGCCATTCTTGTAGATGACTTCGCCGACCCAGCCATCGGATGTTTCACGATACTCGGCAATGAACTTGGGAGTTTCGGTGCGAAATACCTTGGGCTCCTTGGGAGGAGTTTCTTTCTTCTCTACAGGCGGGGTTTCTTCAACAGGAGGTGTTTCTCCCTCTTCAGGGGGAATCTCTCCTTCCCTTTCCAGTATCTGGTCAGCCAAGTTCTCTACAGGTCTGACTGCACCGGGTGATTTCGGCTTGATCGCAACTGGTTTCTGTTCAACCGTGGAAGCGGGATCTGTAATCCCTTTTGGTGCTTCCCCAGCTTCAAACATCTTCTTTCGGGCTTCGAGCACGAAAGAGTCATCTACTTTGTGTCCTATCGGCATACTATTCTCCCCATTAAATCAATCCGGATTTATTCCGAAGAGTTGCCAACTTCTTTCTGTTCGTGTCGTTTGATCCAGTTACAGTTGGCACAGAGCAACTGGTACAAACCTAAAACATCGTTCAAGACCTTCAAGTAATAAGCACGGCGGGATAGTTTCTTTAGCTCTTGCTTGCCGCCACCATTGATGTGATCCACTTGTAAGCAACGCTCATCAGTGCAGCCACGAGTTCCATCAGCATTCAGCCACTGACAAGCGGGATTAGAACACTTTCCACCGAGCTTCTTCAGGACAAGAACCCTCAAATCTTTAGCAGATTGGTTATGTCGAGTTACATCTCTTTTGTGATATGCCCTGACACGAGGCAGTCCTAGACTTAGACGACGAGCCTCTCGCCAACTACGCTGATATTCCGGAGATGAGTGGGAAGCCATTCTGAAAGGGGTTTATTCACTGCGTTGGGAAATGGCAGTCGCAATCTCTTGCTCCAGCCACTTCTTAATCTCTCGGCCCGCTTGGGCCTTCACCTGAAAGCGGAGAAGCTTGTCTCCCGTTTCCGTGGTCTCCATAGCGTCATTGACGTATTCAGTGACCTTGTCATCGAGGAGTTGCTTGATATAGCCCCAACCCTCGCTATGGACGGTGTTATAAATCTCTCTGCCTTTGACGCCGGCGGCTGGATCGAAAGGAACGCTCTCCTCCACACCACCGGCATAGATATCTTCAGCATCAAGCACTACAGGTTCATTGCTCATTCGTCACCTTATTGGCCGATACCACCAGCCACTTCTGGCATTTCTGAGTTCACTGCTGTTCTTTCAAGGACTCTGTCAAGAGTCTTCTGACCAAGCCCAGCGATGCCTTGGGCATCGATTTCACCGAGCTTGTTGTCGTGAATCTGGGCGAGACGAGCGGCAGTTGCCTTCATACCCATCACGTTCGGGTTCTGCAAAGTGGCACGCTGCTTGTCTTCGTCATTCATATCGACGACCACACCTTCTTCGTCCGAGTCGTTCCAACCCGCAGTTTGTTCAAGACGCTTGCACATCTTGACCCAGTCGATTTTCTTCCCTTGGAGAGAAAGACCTTGCTGGACGGCTGGTTGGGCGAATGTCTGGAACTCAATCGGGAGTGCCTGTGCCATAGCACGGCGGGCTTGTAGCTTGGAGGCTGCCAAGCACTGGAACTGACCCTCGGCATTGAACAGGTCTAGGATCTGGAATGATTCGGCGTAAGCAGGGCCAAGGATCTTTCTGATTTCCTTGATGGGCAGCTTCTCCTTGGCTATTTCCAAGAAGGCATTGCACAAAGGAATGAGCTGTTGTTCTGCGATGACTTCCACAAACTCTTGAATACGAGCACCAGAGCCGGAAGCGATAAGGTTGGCACCAGCAGCTGTGCGGCCCATAGAAGAGCGGCCTTGCTGTGGCATAGAACCTTGAATGATGAGCTCGTTGGCTCCTGTGGTCTTCTCAGCGTCAGCCAGAAGGACTTCCTCTTCCTTATAAGCCTCGGGCAGGATCGGCTGCTTCACGAGAGGCTTCAAATCCTCCATATTGTCCACGGTGTAGCAGGCACCAGGATAAGACTTGATAGGCTGGGCAGCGATGGAAGAGCCACGCTTTTTCAACCACATATTCTGTAGGTTGAGGGCAATGTCATCCATACGGGAGTTGCGGAGACCTTGGAGATGTCTCTGGGCACTTCCCAGCTGGCGGGCGATACCATAGCCATAGAAACTGCCAGGGATGTCGTCCCAGAAGGAGTTCAGGAAGGGGATCTTTCCCCACTCGTTGGACTCATTGCGAATAATCTTTTTACGCTGGAGGACGCAGGTTACATTGTTACGCGTCCACATCTCGAAGAGTTCCAGCTTATGATCAAGAGGATCTTCGCTGGAATCCAAATAACGAGGCATAGCTCTGTGGCCCTGTGTCGCTACGAGGGCGGATTCGCTCTCCATAGGACGGGAAAGAGCTTCTTCAGCTGGCGGCTTGGCCAGTTCAATCAGTTCCTCACGGGAAGGAATGTTCCAGCCTTCATAGCCACGGAGGCGGTCCAAATCGCGGAGGGTTGGATAAAGAATGTGAATGACGTATCCGCAACCTTCATCTTGAAGGTCGGGAACACGAAGACCTGGATCTACCAGCAGGTGCTGGATCTCGACGCGGCAGGCAAAGGGACGAGAAACCATCTCTTCCCATTCCTGAACCTTATAGGACTCTTCGCTCTCAACTGATTCGACTTCCTGGTCAGGAACACCTGGCAGGTTCGACTTGATGACAGGAGGCTTGACTTCCTGGACGTACTTGTGACGCTTGACTGGATACTGCTCGTGGCCGTACTTGATGAAATCAGTGCCGAAGAGGAGACCATCCTTGATGGCCAGGCGGAAGGTTTTCTTCACGCCGGCTTTCAGGAGCAGATCCCAAACCAAAGTAGTGGTGGCTCTGGCTGCCTTCTCCGATGTTCCAGGATCGGGCTTGAACATCATAGCGGGGTTATCGATGAACAGAGACTGCATCACCTGGGGCAGGATGGAGCGAATATGCTGCTGGATTAGGGGAACTGTCAGGGATGAGCGGCGGACATTCGTGTCCTTCCAATACTTGATGCTGACAGGTGCTTCATACAGGATCTTGGCAGCACGCCATTCCGTGATCCAGAGGCGGCTTGTAAGATACTTCTCTGCCTTCTCGAAGTTCTGAATGACCAAGGCGAGAGCTTGTTCATCATTGGCGGGTGCGTCGAATGAAAAGGCTTCTACTTGCCCTGGTTGGTTCAGCGGAATGTTAGGTGAAAGTTGCGGCTCTGGGATTAGTGACATATGACGCCTGCCTTATGGGCTTTTTGATTTCCTTTATTCGCCTCGCCAATCTTGCGGCGACGGACTTGTTCTGCTTCTAGGGATAAAGGTGTGGGACGTTTCCTTACGAGGTGCTTGTATCCAAGGTTTTTTGCTCTGATCTTTTCCGCAATCACAGGATTTCCAGCTGTCCGAATGCGATGGCAGTTAGAACAAACCAAATCGCATTTATCTACTTCCATCAGGATTTCTTCGTAGGTTCCATCAGGATTTCTTCGTAGGAGTGACCTATGGGATTAGAAATAGCGAAAAGCTTCTCGTTTGGATCTCTGTGGTCAAAGTCATAACAAACATCGGGAAATGAATGCCCACAATCCTGGCACTTGCCACCTTTATAAAGGACGAGCTTGTGCTTTCGTTCCTGTCTTGTAATCGTGGTTGTTTCTGTACCCACTTCCTTTCCTTGGTTTAGCCGAAAAGTCCTTCACTCAAAACATTCGGCAACCCGTCGATACACTCTTCTTCCGTGTTTTTGATTTCCACTCTATCGTCTGAGCGGAGGTGAGAATCCCGGGTGCGGAAGATGAACAACTCCTCGGGATCGGGCTGCATCTCCAAAATAGATATGGAATAGACCTTGTCTTTGAAGTATTCCCAAAGCTGGGCTAGACAATCGGCTTCATCGTCGTGCCGGCGGCCGGAGTAGTTAGGGTGATGCATCAACTGCTCGAAGAGCACGTCTATGTAAGGCAAGCCAGCTAGGAACTTGATCTTATTGGTCTTCAATCCAGGCTCCAACAAGGAGATGCGGTTGATCTTTGCGTTCTTTTCCTTGACGGGCGGGACCCAGATGATGGGAACGTTGACCTTCTCTCGTTTGGCGATCGCTATGATCGTTGGTTCGAGATTGCGAGCCCCAAGGGACTCTTCAATGCGGATCTTGACTGGCTTCCATTGCTTGGCCAGCATCACGATCGCTGTGGCAAGCTCGGTAGGGGTGGAGAAACGTTCAGAGACGCAATCCACAGCGAACATCTCGCCCAGATCGTCAAAGAAGACGTTGTATCCGACTGATTTATCTACGCCTGGCTTGTTGGATGTGCCGGCGAGATCCCAGTTCTGGAACGACCAGCAACGATGGGGTTGAGGAAGTTCGGAGGCTGGACGGATCTGTCTTTGTAGCATTGCCAGATTGAAGGATTTGACTTCGCTTGGCAGCACTTCCATCAGGTACTGGCGGCTAAACTTGTGGGGATTGGCTCTAGCTTGCTTAATAAGGTTGCCGAGGTTCAGCTTTTCCCAGATGACCCACTCGATATCTTCTTCCTTGACCTTTTTCAGCTCTACGCCGGGCTTTAGCTTCCACACCGGCTGCTTGACGATGAGCATTTCGGGATCGTGGCCTTCGGCGATCCACTTGGCATTACGCTTGATGAGCTCGCAGTAGAGGTCATCATCTTCACCCCAGAGGGTGCCGAGGACATCTACATAGCCGCCCGGCTCAACCACAGGGTCAAGGTCATCAAAGTCATCTATACGGGCTTGGCGGAGATCCTGGGTGGCTGTATTCTTCTCGTTCTCGAAGTCATCCAGCTTTACCACTTCTCCGTGGGCACCGGCCCAGCCTGATTCGGTTGAACCGATGGCGATTGTGGAGCCTCTCTGGACGATTCCAGGGGTTCTGGCGGGGCATTCAAACTTGTCAGAGGGCAGCTTTTCGTGTATGTCGGGGCAATAAAGAGGGAAAAGGAAGCGTAGGAGCTCGTTTTCCTGGAACCACTTGATTACTAGCCCCACCATTTCTTTCGCGTGGTCTAGTTTCCCTGAAAGGATGACGATGCGAATATCTGGGAAGCAGAGGATCCATTGGACACAATCTGCTCCGTCTAGGGTTGTTTTCAGGGTGCCGCGAGCAGAGAGATAAAGCCGAAGCTTGATATTTGACTGCTGCTCGATCGTCTTTGCGGGGTCTTTCTTGACGAAGTTATTGATGATCGGCCGATGACAGGTTTCAGAGAGGGGTAGTTCTCTTTTGTTCTTGGGGTTGCGGAGGATATTGTCATAAAGAAACCACAAGTCGGTCTTACAGGCATAGCGGACCTGTTCGAGCTGCACAGGAGTAAGCTTTTTCAGATCTGCGATTGTGATTGACATTACGAAGCACGTTGTCCACGCTTTCTTGTAGTCACCTTGGCAGGCAGACTACCTTTTGGAGTGGCTTCATCCCATTCAGACACAGCTTTCTTTCCACCGAGGGCTTTGACGCCAGCGGGAGAATGACCCCAAGCTGCTTGTGCTTTAGACTTCCAAGGCATAACTATTACCCGAACTTCTCGCTGTTCTTGGCAAACTGCCCCATCTTGGCGACGTGTGGATTGTTGGAAGCAGCAGCCTCGTCCTTAAACTTCTCTGGGAGAGGATCGCTATCACTTCCCTTCCATCCCTTTGTGCGAGCCCACTGATGCAGACCGCCCTTATGGAGATGAAAGACCACGCGATAGTGTGAGTTGCGTCCAGCCACGTTACTTCTTCCCTGCCAATGCTGGCTCAACTACCGATGCCCCTTTGGACAGCTCGGCTTCGCCTTCATTTGGCTCGCCACAATGCTCTTCAAGACCATCGTGAACGCCATCGAGATCTGGAACGGCATAAGAGACATCCTTTCCAGGCTCCATACTCTCGTGCTCGTGCTTCACGGTGTGAGAACCATTGTCGTGATGCTCGATCACTGTACGGTGGAATGGATGCTTCTTGGCACCCTTCTTGGGTTCCTTCTCTTCTTTCTTGGCCTTGGGCTTGCCGCCCAGGACTGTATCGATATTCATTTGACTTACTCCTGTTGTTATCTGAAGTTCCTTGCTGTCAGGCTGACTGACAAGAAAGAATCCGTGCTGTTGGTTGCAGACGCGATATTTGAGTTCGCAAGTCCTGTCGCAACTGCCAGGACCTTGATGACTTGTCCCACAGTAAGAGCAACAGGAACTGTATAGTGAGTGGATCCTGTTGTAGGTGTCGTCCCATTGGTCGTGTAATACATAGCGAAGCCAAGGGAAGTAGAGTCCGTATCCGTTACCGTCGCAGTTCCTGCCACGATAGCAATAGTAGGTGTGGCAACTTGGAATTGAGTTGCGGTGAAGTTAACTCCAGTGATGGCTGAACTGACGACAGTTTCATTTGCGAGCGATGGCGAGAATGAGTAGACCTTTGAGGTCGGAATGACGGTGTAGTTCCCAGGTTGTACGCCTGAGAATGTGTAGTTCCCGCTTCCATCAGCGGCCGTATAAGCCGTGCTTCCATTACCCGCAGACCAAGAACTGACGCGAGTATCTGGATAGTCGGTTGGACCTGTGTAGAAGGCTTGACCGCATATACCTGGCACGCCGGCCGCGAGAGGAGAAACATCCGTCCACGTAATCTTTGCTACCCCATTCACGTAACCTGTGAGGGTTCCGTTGTTGTAGTTCAGCGTGAGGACATCGCCAGGGTTCCCTGAGTACGATGCACTCTGATAGCTCGTGACAACATCATTGACGACACGAGTGAGATACAGCGTAGTCAGCGTCTGGCACTGATAGAAGCCGTAGTAGGAAACAGTGGCACCAGAGCCGGTGATATTCACGGCAGGGCCGATGGAGTCATAATCCTCATCCACGCAATAGATGAGCATCGTCACCGATGCAGATTGGTTTTGTGTCCAGCCTGCTTGGTTGGAAGCAAGAACCGCACGATGGTCGCTGCCTGCTGAAGTCAAGACCGCAAGGGACGGGACAGCAGGATAGCCTGTGATCCCAGTCAGAAGACCCCAAGTTCCCAATGCGTTTGTAAAGTTAGCTGAGAGCGAGGACTCGAAGAGGAAGTTCTCCATCACCGAGGGTTGAGACGTGAGGGTAAGAGCTGCACTCGCAAGTCCCGCATTGCCGGAGATAGAGTTTTCCGCCAGTGATCCAGTGAAGTTGACGCCCGTGATGTCCGCGCCGCTGACCGTTTCGCTTGCGTTGGTGGGCGAGAAGGTATAGCCAGTTTTAGACGGAGTAATAATGTAGCTGCCATTCGCCAGCGGACCTGTG